ATTAGCAAAGAAATTAAACTTACCATTTGTTATTGCCGATGCAAATAGTTTAACCCAAGCAGGGTATGTTGGGAACGATGTAGAGGACATATTGGAATCACTTGTACAGAAAGCCAAGGGTAATATAGAAAAAGCACAGTGTGGGGTCGTTATTATTGACGAAGTAGATAAAATTAGTACCCACAGATCTGCATTTGGTAAAGACCCTAGTGGTGAGGGTGTACAACAAGCACTTTTAAAAATTATTGAAGGTGGTGAATTTAAAGTAGGTTCTAACTACCGAGGTAGTAGTGCCAAGAGGAAAAGTTATATGTTTGATACCACAGATGTTCTTTTTATTGTTGCAGGGGCTTTTACTGAAATAGAGGAAATAGTGATTTCAAGAGAAAGAGTGGGAGACAAGATTGGTTTTTTAAGCAGCCAAGAGAAGTTAAGCAAGAGTGATATATACAAGAAAGTAGTACACGATGACTTTGAAAAATTTGGTATAATCCCTGAATTGTTGAGTAGATTACCAACAAGGGTCTCGTTAAGCCCCCTTACTGAATCTAACCTAATCAATATTATGTCAAAAATTAATAATAACTTGGTAAGTCAGTACAAACATATGTTTGCAGAGGATGGGGTCGAATTCAAAATTACAAAAAGCGCATTACAAGAAATTGCAAGGAGTTCTATATTAGAGAATACAGGAGCGAGAGGCTTACAAGGAATATTTGAACAACTTACAAGAGATATTATGTTTGAGTCACCATCTGATGATTCAATAATTAATTTCACGATAACGAAACAAGATGTTATTAACTTAGATATATAAAAACGGAGGTTTTATGGATAAGAGGGAATTACTATTATTACAAATCTCGTCACAATTAAATCATATGTCCCAAACGATAAGCAAGGGACGGCAGTCTGCATTTAAGAAGGTTTTACTCGGTGCAGACAGTGTAAGAACAGTTGCAGAGGATATTCTAGATTTTACAATCAGTGCATTGTCAAAAGGTACAGCGTTGACATCAACAGCATCTGCATTGGCTTCTAGAATGAATGTACATACTCAATTCAATTTAAAATCGGGGACTTCACAAAAAGCAGAGGCTACCATGATCTCAGCAGGAGTAGAAGCCTTAGGTTCCTTAGGGTCTCTTGGTTACACACAAGTAGTAACAGAGTCACAAGGTGTTATGAAATTGAATAGATTAGATTTTAAAGATGAGCGAAATTTACTTTTTCATTATTTTCAAGAGATAAAACAGGTGTCTCCAATTGACTTACCCCTAGAGGAGTACAAGGGTTGGACACATCCATACAAAAATGGTGTGCCAATAGTCAAGAAGATGCCACCAGAATTAAGTAAAAAATACCTGTATAAGAGAATGCCAAAGGTTTACGATGCCTTGAACTCTTACGGGTCAACATCCTTCACTGTAAATGAAGAGTTGTTGGAAATTGTCAAGGATTTCGACAAAGATGAACATCCTTTCATACCTAAAACTGTAGATAGTGATGAGGTAAGCGAGTCTTTGAAGAGTCTTCTGAGTTTCAAAAGAACATCGGAATTTGTAGGGAAACAAGCAAAGAAGTGGTATTTGAACAATGTTAGTCATCAACTTTTAAAGAAAGGTTTGACAGTTGCTCAAATAGATGGAAGGAGCAATACCTATAAGAAGAGGAAAGCCTCTGGTTGGATGAAGAATAAATCATCAGATGCTTTGGATATAGTAAGAGCATCTTCCAAAAGGTATGAGTTTGATAGAGTTATGGATATGGCCTCTCTAATGGGTGATAAGGCTTTCCACTACGATTTCCAGTTAGACAGTAGAGGTAGGTTTTATCCAATTGTTAACTATTTTGAACCTACGGGTTCAGATTTAGCAAAGGGTCTATTGATGTTCAATCATGGAGTATATTGGACTGAAGATGTTGAAAGGGCTTTAGCAATACACACCGCAAATTGTGCAGGTGAGGATAAAATATCAATGGATGACAGGGTTCTTTGGACTTATGTTTGGATGCCTGAGATATTAGAGGCATCTGAAGACCCTCTTAATTCTAAATGGCTGAGACAGTTCAGTGGTGACAAGAAGACCAAGTTTCAATTAATATCTGCTGTTTTAGAGTGGAAGAAGTTGGAAGAGATGGGTAGGGATGATTATGTTTGTCATTTACCTATAGGTCTAGATGCGACCAATTCGGGGCTACAAATCTTATCCGCCATGACTAGAGACAGGTCGGGTGCTGAAGAGACAAATGTTGTACAACATCCGAGTAAGGAAATCGGAGATGCCTATATGGTTATCGCTAGATCTGTTCTTGATAACGGTTTCTCTTATAAAAGTTTTGAAGACTTAGGAGATAAGGCTTGGAGAAAACTTTGCAAGAGACCAACCATGTCTTACTACTACGATGCAGGTAAGGGTTGTATACAAGACCAAACTTATGAAGACAGGCGTGACCACGGTTATGATATATTGTCAGAAATGACTTATGATGATTCTGCTTACATAGGTACTGCTATCTTTGATGGTGTCAGGTTGGCATTCCCTAGACAAACACAGGCTAAAGACCTTTTGAAAAGAGGTGTTTGTGTATATTTAGAGAATAGTGGTAACAAGCCAATGATTACTTGGAAGACAACCACAGGATTTACTGCTTTCCAGAACTATGCAAAAACTTCTATTAAAAGAGTAAATTGTATGTTTGGAAGTAGACCTGTTAAGTTGAGTTATCAGATTTTCCTTGATGAGGCTAGGAAAACTGACCATGAGAGAGGTATAAGTGCCAATTTTGTACATTCTCAAGATGCATCTTTATTAACTTTAGTTATTTGCAGACTAGCAGAACTTGGTGTAATCAACTTTATGATGATTCATGACCAGTTTTCAGTAAGTGCAGATAATTTAGAACTACTTCTTGATGTATTTAAAGAGGTTTTTCAAGAGATATTTGAAAAAGACCAACTTGGGGCTACAGTAGAATCCTTTGGTCTTGAAGATGAAATTGATTACGGTGATTTACAAATGGATGAAATTTCAAAATCCAAGTACATTATCTCTTAATTATATGACATCTAATAGAGGATAGGAGAGCAGAAATGTCGAGTGAATTTACAGAATTGTGTGAAATGTATGGGTTGTCGCCCGGAGACCCTGAGGCAATAGATAAATTAATTCATTTTATGGCTGACCCAGATGAAGAGGATGATACTTGGTATTTTAATGAAAATGCTGATGCGTTTGATCCTGATGAGGAGTTGAGGAAATTGGAGGAAGAGGATGAAGAACGATGAAGTAAATAATCCAAAACATTATACTTCGGGAAAAATAGAAGCCCTAGACATTATTGAGGATACAACTAAAGACCTCGATGGTCTAGAGGCTTTTGCAATTGGGAGTGCTTTTAAATATCTTGTTAGATTTAATAAGAAAAATGACCCTATAAAAGATTTGCAGAAGGCAGTGTTTTATATAAATAAGGTGATATTTGAAAGACTGAAAAAAATAAAGGAGGAAAAATGAAGGCTTTAATAGATGCTGATATTATTGTTTACTGGTCAGCAAACCATTGCCAAACCAATTACTATAATGTTATAGATAAAGATGGTGAGGTTTTACAAGAGTATGACAGTAAGCGACACGCACAGAATGGGCTAGAGGATATAAACACCCTTTGGAAATTACAGGCTTCTGAGACTGAAGAGTCGCCATATAGCATAGTTTCTGGAAAGATTGTTATTGAACCTTGGTCAGAATGTGTTGACTTTATAACGGACTTTATCAAGAGTCTAGTTAAGAAGACAAAATCTGATGATTATGAATTGCATTTGTCAGGGCACACTAATTTTAGAAAAGAGGTCGCAATAACAAAACCATACAAAGGTAACAGGAAAGGTTATAAACCATTCTATTACCAAAAGGTTAGAGATTATCTTGTTGATGAGTGTGGTGCATTGGTATCTGAAGATGAAGAGGCTGATGACACATTGGCTATTGCCCAGACTAATGATAAAGAGAATACAATAATTTGCACCATAGATAAAGATCTATGGACTATTCCGGGTGCAAAGTATGATTTCAAGAGAGAAGAATCAAGTTATGTTACTGAATACGATGGTATTAGACATTTTCAATACCAGATGTTAGCAGGTGACCCGGTTGATAATATACAGGGTGTTCCTAAGATTGGCCCCGTAAAAGCAAAGAAAATCTTAGGTGATTATGAAGATATTCAAGATACTTGGAATATCATCAGGGGTCATTATAAAAATTCTTACGGGGATGATTATAATGATGTAATGTTAGAAATGGGTAGACTACTTTGGATACGACATAGTGTCGGAGAGATGTGGGACTTACCTAGTTTTGAAGATGAATTAGACAAGAAGGAGGAAACCAATGGCTAATTTAGTTGAGAATGTGGAATTGAACTGGTGTTTTTTAGACCCCAACAACCCACAAGAAAACTTTGAAAAACTTCAGTGGTCTGTTACGGCTTATGTTGATAAGAAAGTAGCAGAGAAGTTTAAGAAGAATGGTTTCATTAGAACTTTGCGACCTGTAGAGGACGCAGATGGTAATGAGACTGGACAGTATAAAGTCACATTTAAGCAAAATGCGAAAACATCTGCAGGTAAGGATTTAATGCCCCCCGGTGTTTTCACAAGAACAGAGAAGGGTACTATTAAACCGCTAACTGGCGTTATCGTGGGTAATGGTTCTACTGGTACCGTATCATTTGATACTTATGACTGGGACTATAAAGGTCAAAAAGGTAAGTCTATGAGTTTAAAGAATGTTCTTATTACCAATCTAATACCTTACGAGAAATCAGACCCTGCAGGTTCAGAGTTTGGTGACTTGGAATCTGGTGCAGAATTTAATAAATCTAAGAAGGAAGATGTAGATTTAGATTTTGAGGAAGATGGTGACTATTAAGTAATTAAGAGAGGTTCGGGCTAAAACTACCTATCCGTGAAAGCGTAGTCCTCTCATTTATTTTTCTACGGAGGAGAAATGAAGAATAAAGAAAATACCCAAGAGGGTGTCTTCATTAGACATGAATCTTGTGAAGCCTGTGGTTCGAGGGATAACAAAGCCGTGTACGATAATGGCGACAAGATGACATATTTCTGTTTCGGATGTGAAGATACGGGGATATATATGGAAAAAGGTCAGGATTTAAAATCAACCCCTAAAGAATTTCATGTGTCTATGGAGACTATAGACGATATAAAGGATTACCCAATTAGAGGGTTTCGTGAGCGCAAAATTAAAAAAGAGATAGCTGAACTTTACGATGTAAGGGTTGGATATTCAGAGGAAGATGGTAAGACTATTAAGTATCACT